GAGTAAAGATGATTGAAGAAATTATGCCTGCAATGTTTAAAATTGCTAAAATGATGCCTAGCGTAAAGAAAAACACCGAAGATAAATTGTTCTAATATGCCTAAAAGGACAAAGCTATCTCTTATTAATTTTTATAAAAACTTGTTAAAGAGCGGTTCAGTTAGTCCTGATGGCGGTGCGTACAATAGATTAGACCAATTGAAAAGAATGTACTATGACCAAAGCTCAAAAAAACAAACTAAATAAACTTGTGAGAGAGTATGTGATTTTAAGGGATAAGGTGTGTTTGAGGTGTGGTAAACCTGATAGACTTCATGCCTCACACATCTACCCTAAAGGTAAATATAGAAAGATGCAATTCAATGTAGATAATGTTAAAGCTTTATGTTTGGGTTGCCATTTGTACTGGTGGCATAAACACCCTATAGAGGCTAAAGAATGGGCAGAAAAGACATTAGGCAAGGTAAGGCTCAATAGATTAAAAAAAGAAGCTAATACAATAAATAAGAATAAATTAGATTTTAAAGAGTTAGAAATTGAATTGAAAAATAAAATAGGAGAATTAATTGGGTGACTTAAAAATAACTTTGAATCTTAGAAAAGAGATTATTGGAGATAAAACAGAAATATACTTGGATTACAAAGAACTTTCTAATCAATATTGGGAAAAACATAGAAAAATGTTTGATAAAAATAAATATTTTAATTCAAGAGCTTGGACTCCAAAACAAGGTAAACAACTTCTTGGTTTTGCAACTAGAAGATATGTTCCTATAAAAGAAACTAATTCATTTAAAAAAGAGTTAAATAAAAAGGAAAGAAGGGTTTGGGATTTAAAAGATGAAATGGACTTAAACAAAACTAGATATGAAGCACCAAATTTAAATTACATTAAAAAGGGGAAATAGAAATGGCTAAAAGATTTATAGATACAAAGATATGGGATAAGGCATGGTTTAGAAAATTATCACCCGACAATAAATTGATATGGATTTATTTATTAACAAGATGTGACCACGCTGGAATCTGGGATGCGGATTGGGAATTAGCTGAGTTTTTTATTGGCGGCAAAGTTAATTACAGACGTCTACCTCAAATCATTACTGATAAAATGCAAAAAGTAGATGGGGAAGAACAGTTTTTTATACCATCATTTATTGAATTTCAATATGGTGAGCTTAGGGAAAATTCAAAGCCTCATATAAGCGTTATTAAAAGACTGACTGATAAAGGCTTACTGAAGAGTTCTGACACCCCTAAAGATAAAGATAAAGATAAAGATATAGATAAAGTAAAAGATAAAAAAAAAGACAAAGAAGCAGAGTTTTCTAAAAAAACATTTATTATCGCACAAAAACTCGGTGTGAGCGATGATATGTACAAAGATTTTGTCTTGTACTGGACGGAATCTAACGAGAGCGGAAGAAAGATGAAGTTTGAAATGCAAAAGACTTTTGACATTAAGAGAAGATTACAACGCTGGAAAAATAATGATTTTGGAAACAAAACTAATAAATTTAAACAAAAAGAAAGCAAATTTAAAAAATTAAGCACTGGGTTATATAAAGCATACTGCTCTAAATGTGGGGGCGATTTACTACCAGATTACAGACAATTAAAAGAAAGTTCTCACTGTTGCGGTGTGGAAATGTTGCCTGTAAAGCCTGAAATAAAATACAAAGAAAAACCAATTGATTTAGACATAATTAAAAATTTAGCAAGTAAAATGAAAATAAATTGATGTCAGATGATGAGCATATAATTAATTGGATTTTAAAAAAAACTGAAATTAAAGAGTCTAGAGAATATATTAATAAAAAAAATTACAAAAAGCGTAAATATACCATAGACAACACTACATATTTTTGCGAAGAATGTAAACAAGTTTGGACAAAAGTTCCACATTATGTGGATCTAAGGAAAAGAATGACGTACCCAAAAGGCAATATTCCAACAATAGGTAAAAAAAGAAAAAGGTGTTATAATTGCAAAAAGACAAAATAAGTAAAGCTGAGTTGTTTGACCAAGATTGGATAATAGAAATTTTTTCTGAAAATAAAAAAATATTAGGGGGTGCTGGGTATGGCAGATTGCAATGGAAAAGGTTTTGGGACAATGATAAAAACAATGAGCACTGGTTAGTTATAAGAGAAAAATGTTTTTGTCATTATTTAAAAAGGCTTAAAGATGGGGTGAATGTTATATATGAAATTGCAACAAAAAACCAATTCAAAAGAAAGGGTTACGGAAAACAAATAATAGAACACATAGGAAAACCAATAGTGTTGAAAACAGATTACGACAGTAATGAATCTAATACTTTTTACAAAAAAATAGGCTTTAAAGACATTGGAGTTAGTTATACAAAGTCTAGTAATAAAAAAATGCAAAATTATGAACTAACAAACAATAAGGGGTTATTTGATGAGTTATGAGCAATCCACGTTATTTGATATGTCTCCAGAAGAAAAATTCGGAGAAATTGACAACACCAAAATAGAGTATGTTCAATTAGCCTTTGAGCTTGGCAATAAAAAAAAGTTCTATTTGATGTGTGAAGAGTTGTTGAAGTTTTATAAATTAGACAATTATACTGATTTAATTTACAAGCTAGTTAAGGAGAGATATGAAAAAAATCAAACTTGAAACAAAAGTAAGCGAAAAGCGATTAAATAGAATGTTAGGTAATTTTGCGGAAAAAGAACATTATAACCAGATAATTGATTACGACTGCGATTGTTATGACTTAAATAATAAACCAGTATTATTTTTAAGAAAAAACTATATTAAAGAAGAAATATTATATGACGCTTATATAAACCTTGAAAAAGCTGCACAGCAAACTGGGAACAGAGGTGCTTCAAGCGGAGGAGAAAGAAAAAATTTAATAACTAAAGAAGGGAAAAAAACAAAATGGTTGCAGGTGTATGATAAAAAAACAGGAGAAGTTGTAAAAGACAAAAGCGGAATCATTGGGTATTTCGACAGGTCTGGGCATTATGACTACTGCAGAACAACAGCTTTCAACATCAATCAAAAAGAAAAGTTTGAAAAGGCAATGCCCTTAATTAATACAGTAGACAAAGGATTTAGGGATATTGTTCCAGAAAGATACAAAAAGCAAAAATCTATGGTTTTAGCAACAGACCCAAATTACAGGATTGGAGAAACGGCTTTTTCAACAATCACCGTAAATAAAGATTACAGAACTGCGTTTCACACAGACCAAGGAGACTACCCGGAAGGTTTTGGAAATTTAGTTGCTTATTGCAAAGACATAGAACCAGTTTACCTTGTTTTGCCTAAATATAAGGTCGCAGTCAATCTGGAAACAAATGACCTGCTCTTAGTTGATGTCCATCAAATACATGGAAATACTGAGATTATTAAAAAATCAAGTTCAGGTGTTAGGCTTAGCTTTGTAATGTATTATAGAAATAACATGTATAAATGTTTAAACCCAACCGAAGAATTGAAAAGAATACAAAGAAGACAAAGATATATAGGTCAAAGGTTTATCGCAGGAGAAATTTAATGTGCGGTATAGCAACCATACTGAAAAAAGAAAGCTTTACTGTTGAAGAAAAATTAATTTTTGTGAAAATAATGAAAGAATCTTCAATTAGAGGAGTGCATAGTTTTGGTTTTGCTTACACAGAAAAAGGAAAAATAAGAAACAGCAAACACCATAAAATTAAAAATGCAATTGAATTTTTTATGGAAAATATCCATGAAGATTTTATTTATCATAACAGATATTCTACTAGTGGAGACTGGAAAAACCACAATAACAATCAGCCTATTATGTACAAAGAAAGCTCTCTGGTTTTTAATGGAGTTATAAGCATGAAAGAAAAGGCAGAAATGGAAAAAGAATATAAAATAAAAATGACCCAAGACAATGATGGAGAGATATTTTTACAGAATATTGAAAATGCTCTGCAATTTGTTGAAAACAATAAATTATCTTTTGCTGGTTTATTTTTTAAAAACAAAAAAATATATGCATTAAGAAATAATTTAAGACCTACATGGTATTCGATTAAGGATAAAGCGGTTTATATTGCTTCAACAAAAGACATCCTATTAAGGTCTGGTCTTAAAAAAAGCTATAGCACTACCCCCAACAAAATATACAAAATGGAGAACTTTTTTGAACAGAGAAAAGGATTATATAAATTATCATATAAAAATGATGAGCAATGGGGATACAGACCCAGCGAACAGTTGCCTGCTCTACATTGCAAATAGATTTGATATAACATTAGAACAAAGATATTGGCTTTGTTTTTTATATTCTACTTGTTATTGTGCACCGACTGCTTATTACATTTTTAACGAATTTCCAGATTATGAGTTAGTAAATTTTGGGAGATTGGAAAAATGGTGGTACGAAAACAAAAAAAATTTAATTTTTACTACAGATAAAGCGTGGGTTCGTAGTAGAAATCAATTTGTAGATGTAGTAAAAAGTTATAAAAAAATTATAGGTCATAGTCAGATAGAGGCATACAACAAATTAAAAAACAAATGCAAAAAGAAAACATACGAAAATTGTTTTAACAACTTTAAAAAAGTGTACCAGATGGGAAGATTTAGTCTTTTTATATATTTAGACGTTATTCATCACGTCACTGGTTATAAAATGGAGCCAGATGGGTTGGACTTGCCTAATGCAAAATCTTCAAGAAATGGTCTGTGTTATGCTTTAGGCTTAGACCAATATATTAGCTATAACAGAGAGGATAAATTAGGTGAAAAAGAGTATAGGGTTTTAAACGATGGGTTTTGGTCTATTTACGATAAAATATTTCAATTAAGACCTCATGACACAAATGTGTGGAGCATTGAAACAACCCTTTGTGCTTACAAGAAATATAAAAAGAATAAAAAAAGATGGGTGGGGTATTATATTGAAAGGCAAAGAAAAGAAATAAAAAAAATGCAAACTTGGGTCACGGAAGGTGTAAACTGGACACCTTTATGGGATTATAGAAAAGAATATTTTCCAGTTGAAATGCTAAAAGAGAGAATGAATTATGAGCTATTCTAAAATTACACTTATTGGTGGTGAACCATGCACTGGAAAATCTACTTTAGTGAAGACTATAATAACTAGAAAAAATATAAACGAAAAATTCGAGTATGAAAAGCTTTTGAAGGGTCACATTAACGATGAATACATTGTCATTGGTGTTTACGACAATGGTTTGTTTGACGGCACTGATAAGTTAAGCATGGCTGTTCAGCCTGTTTTTAAAAAATTTATAACTAAAAATAAAACTAAAAAACACATCATTCTTGAGGGGGATAGATTATTCAAAAAAAGCCTGATTAAGTGGCTGACTGAATCTGAACATTTTTTTAGATTAATTATTTTAACAGCAGAAGAAAGTACAAAAAAGTTCAGACACATTGTAAGAAAAGATAAACAGACTGAAAGCTGGTTAAATTCAAAAAAAACAACTGTAAATAATATAATAAAAGAATTCAACCACACTATGTTTAAAAACGAAAACACAATTGACATGGAAAAAATAATAGATTACATAATACAAGAAAAGAACGACATGATTAGTAGACCAGACCAATATAACCTTTTCTGAAGAGTTCATTAACCCTTTGTTTTTATAATTTATAAGTTATAATTTCTAATAGTTAAATAATGTGAATAAAAATAACAAAGGAGTTAAAATGACACAAACAGAAGTAGCAAAGCTAAAAGATAAAATGCAAAAGTTGCTTAATCATGCGGAAAGCGCAGAGAACATAGGAAATCAAGCTGAGGCAGAGGCTTTTATGAAAAAGCTTAATAAACTTTGTTTACAGCACAAAATAGCCATGACTGAGATAAAAGCTTTTGACCCTGAAAATTCAGATGAAAGCATTACAGACCAGATGGTTGATAAGTACGAAAATGGATTGCCTATAGTTTCAAGAAGGCAAGCAATTGTTGAAAGTTTAGCTTCGTCAATAGCTTACGCAAATAATTGCACTTTTCTTATCAGAAGGGGTAGTAATGACATATGGTTTGCAGGTAGAGACCAAGATAGAAAATTTGCTATACATATGTTTTCTTATGCTTGGAAAACAATGTTAGAAGATTGCAACAGGGAACAGAAAAAAACATATTACCACTTTAAAAAGTTGGGCATGTTGGAACAGGCTAAAGGTTTCAAAGCTTCTTTCAAAAAAGGTTTTGTTTGCGCAATACAAGACAGATTACACGAAGCTAGGGAAGAGGTCAAAGAGACTGTCGATGCAGAGACTTTTGCCTTAATCACAACAAACCAATTAGTTGCTGTAAGAGAATACATATCAAATAAATATGGCAAGGGTAAAGCCTCTTATGTGAGAGGTCAAAGTTCAAACAATGAGCATGGATACAGAGCTGGTCAAAATTCAGGCAAGGGTGTAAACTTGCATGTGGGAAATGTAAGCTCAGGTTCAACAAAGTTGCTTAATTAATAAATAACTAAGAAACCAATCAGCCCCTTAAATGGGGCTTTTTGGGTATAAAGAATAAAAACCAAATAAGGAGTTAAAAACATGAAAACAATAATAGACAAAGTAACAACAATGCTTTATAACCACCAATGGGGTAGAGATTTTTTATTAACTTTATTTCAAGCACTTAGATTTTTTTGGGTTGATTATTACAACGCATCAAAAAATCCTATGCACAAACCACCCATTGATTGGTATATTGACTTTTATAATGCTGGAAATCTAGACTGGGAAGTAATGGATTCTTTTACAGATGAGCAAAAAGAAGTATTAAATTATTTTTGTACTCAAATTGCAAAAAAGTTTGATTTTTATAATTCAGACAATTTTGAAGAAGAGGAAAACGCTTCTAATATTTAATCAATAACCACTAAATCACTTTAAAAAGCCTCAGTTAATTCTGGGGCTTTTGTGCATTTTATATAATATAGTTTTATTTATAAATTA